CTCAAACCCTACAGCCTTCGCATGTTTTAGAAATATGCTCTCCGTCCGCTCCAGTGACTCAGGCCTTGGGAAATCAGGAATGTCAATGCCTAGCAGGTGGTAGTAATCCCGCAGCAACGAAAAACAGTCTTGCTTGCCGTATTCCCACTGCCGCCCCATCAAGGGTCGATAGTCAACCATTGCTTGTCTGGCACAGAGTAAACGTACCAAGGTAGCTTGGTTTGGCTACAGGCTCTGCGATCACAATCACTAACAGGCGTGCCCTGTGGGTGTGAATGAACAACAGCCTGTATCACTCCAGTAAGCATTGCTCGTGCATAATCCACTGGATTGATCGCGAAAGTATTTTCTGGGTCGGCCGCGATGTTACGGCACGGGAAGTACTTGCCGTTGACCACTAGGCCAGCAGACTCCTTGGGATGCTGTTGATTAGCGTGTCGAACGGCCTCAGGCTTGAAGTCTTGCGCCATAGAACCCCCCAAAAGGCAACTCTGCATTTTGCCCAAACCTGGCTTGACAGCTAGAAACACGCTTGCCGCAAATGTCGTTTGTCACAACACCATTGACAACGACTTTGTCGCTTTCAGGGATAGGAATGTCGTCAACAGTAAAGCAAGAATCACCGCTGTAGCCACATTCCGTTTTTCTGTATTTCCATGGGCAAAATTCCTCAACGGTGCGACGAGGCAACGCAACGTTTGTCAGATCAAGCTTAGGGGCAAGTTCAAACTCAACAAACTGCTGGTTTTCTGACGCAATCCTGTCGATATACCAGGTCTCTACAATCTTGGCTTGAGGGTCAGCCGTGTCGTTAAAAGTCTCCATGATGAAACTATCAGAGCCTTCCGTAACCAGTACGTCTTCAACGTCTTGATCCGGGGAAAACAATGAGCCTGCACTGAAATTGGCTGTGTCAATGAACTTGGCAAACGTGCGGATGCGTCTGACCTTCGCAGCCAAAGGCTCATACAGCGCAATTATGTTGCTGATTGCATTGTTGACGTTGGCAACACGCATCGTGGGTCGTGGCAGCGTACCCTTTGCCGAAAACTCAAAACCATCAATTTCAACAGGCACAGCAGAGTAAGTGTTGCCGTTGAACTTCAAATCTTCTGTCAGTCCATTTTTGCCTGCGTGATAAAGCAGCGTGAGATCGACACTGTTAACGGCTTCTGTTAGCTCAACTTCAAACAGATCAATGATTGCACTAGGCGCCAACTTAAGCAGTTCTTCTGCTAGTGGCTCAAACGCCTCCCAAGTGCAAGTGCCGTCAACCAGCGTTTGCGTGATTTTAAAAGGAAACGCAGGCTCTAGGTTTGGAAAGCTTGAGTAGACATCTGCAGGGGCAGTGGTGCCAGCAACAATACACTTAAATGCAAGCGTATTGCCTGAAGCTGGTTTTGCGCGAACAACATCGCCAACCAGAAACGCTGTTTCGGCAGTCCACTTGTGTAGCTCGTATGGATAAGCCATTAAGTCTCAAATACCTGAGTAAACGTAGCCGAAATGTTAAACAAATTTGCTACTGGCATATCTTTAGTCCAGTCAGTACAAATCCACTTGTATGAGCTGGTTTCGTCTGGAGGGCTCCAAGTAAAAGACTCAACGCCGCCGCGTGCCTCCAAAAAGTCTTCAATAGCGTTGGTGTCAGTTGCATTACGGAACTGCCACTGCAATGTCCATTGTTTTGGATCATTGTTGATTCCAAACGTTGCCCGCTGGGAATACCCTGATCCAAACTGAACGCCACGCACGCGAGGAGCTGCTTTTTTTGCGGCTCCAAAATCAGGAGCAATGTCAGGGAAAGTAGCCATTAGCTAAGAAGACCTCCAGGACGTTTTTGCTTGATCAATTCAGCCTGCACAGCTGCGCCAATCGCAGAACCAAGTGCTTTTGCATTTGGCTGGTCACCTTGCACGTTGGAGCCCGAAGCATCAACATTCACTACTACATTACCAACGCCGCCAGAAGACTCAACACCAAGCTTGCCATTGCGGCCGCGACGCAGCGGCATAATGGCTTCTGGACCGGCCTCGCCCATCAAGCCAAAGTTTCCAGCACCCCCGCTGGCATATTTAAAGAAGGTTGGCTTGGTTACGATGCCACCTCTAGCAAAAGGCATGATTTTGTTCTTGCCAACAGCCAAACCTTTAGCCGCTACAGCACCAACACTTCCAGGCAAAGTTGTTGGAGGAGTTGTTCCTTTGCCTACTACTCCTCCATTGCCGAACAAGCCAAATCCTTTGAAGGCTTGGAAGAAAGCCATTCTTGTAAATATTCTGGCAAGATCAGACAATACAGAGGCTGCAAACTCCTTGAAGTTTGCAGTGCCTGTAGTGACAAAGTCAGCCACTACATCTGCCATGCCAGAAAAGGCATTTGCAGCTGCAGCGCCAAGGTTCTCGTAAAGGTTGCCCATATCCTGTATACCGGCCTCGAAGGCTTCCTTAAATGACTCGAAGCTGTTTTTCTCTTCGTCATAGTTAGTTACTGTATTTCTTGCATCTTCGGCGGCCTCGCCCAACAGTTCCATTTTTTCTTTTATCAACCTGACCTGCTCTTCGAGTATCTTGCGCTCTTTATCGCTCAAATCTGTTCCGCTAACCTTTGCCTGCAGATCCAACAAACGCTGCTGCAATATCCTATTTTCAATATTAAATTGCTCGTTAATCGCAACAATTTGTTTTGCTATTTCAGGGCTTATGCCTTCAGACAGCAGACGCTTGTACTCCTTCTCGCTTTGGAATTTTTGCTTGATTTTCTCCGTAAGCCTGTTGATATTGTCAATGGATTTTTGCCCTAATTTATTTGTTACAGCTGATGCATCTGCCATCTGTTTGTCAAACAGCAGTGATTTTGCTTTCTCTTCTTGCGCCTTAATCTCAATGTCTACGCCATCTTTCTGTAGTTTGGCAAATTTAGCCTGCAAGTCGCTGCGTTCTTTTGACTGCTTGGCAAGCAGTTCCTCGACTTCGTTTTGCGCTTCGCTCACCGCCAACGCATCTCGCAACTTTCTTGTGATCTCTGCTGCTAAATCACGCCTTCTTTGCAGCGCTTTTGCTGCTTTGCTGTCGCCGTCTTTGTCGTCGTCTGTTACTGGTTTATATTTAAAAGGCTCGCCGTCTTCTTTTTCTGTTTTTCTAACACGAGTAATATCTGCAAGCTGTTTTTTCAAGCGATCTAGCTCTCTCTCTGCAGCCTGCCTCCTCCTTAACCTTGCAGCTCTCTCTCTAGCGCCTCTGCCGCCTTGATTTTCGCCAATAATTGTTTCTTGCTCGCTAATTTGTTGCTTAACAGTTGAAATTGCCTCGGCTTTCTGCGCTCCAGTTGCTCCCTCTGCGGCCCCAGCTTTTTTAACTCTTTCTAGAGCATCAGCCTGCCCGTTAATGGCCTTATTGATTGCAACAATGCCAGCGACGATGCCTCCAACCGCCAAAGCACCAGCAAAGATTGGGTTCAAAGCCATTACTGCAGTCAAGGCGCCGACAACTGTCGTTGCTGTTTTAACTGCTGCAACCATTGCCATTATCCCTTTGACAACCGCACCAATGACAGCGCCTGCTGCAAGTCCTACAAGCGTTGCAACCACTAGATCTAAATTGTCAATAACAGGCTTAAGCGCTTTGGCTAGATTCTTAGCGGCTTCAATTGCCTTGGGGGTAATTTCCTCAATAAATCGACCGAATGCGTTTTGAAGCTCTGCGCCAGTGTCTTTAAGGGCATTGCCAACGCCAAGCTTCATATTGTCAAACGCGACCGTCAAACGAGCGCCAGCTTCTTCGTTGGAAGAGGCTATGGTCTTCGCGGTGTCGTCAAACTCAACGCCTAACTGCCTGATGAAATTCATCAACTCATTTAGACCAACGGTGCCTGCTTTTAAGTTTTTCTGAAGCTCAGGCAGCGTCATCTTGTTCGCCTTGGCGAACAACGTCACGGCACCAGGCAAGCGTTCACCCAGCTGACCTGAAAGTTCTTCAGCGCTTACTTTGCCTTTACTGAAGACCTGCACCATCGCAGTGATAGCACCTCGAACATCTTCTGTTGAGCCGCCAGTAGCTTTAATTGCAGCAGTAACATTTTGGAAGGTAGTTGCTGCGTCAGCGACAGGACCACCAGCGCCAGTAACAGCTGCTGTAAGGCGAGTAATGCCACGAATCGCTGCCCCTTGCGGAACGTTGTAGTCCCTAGTCGCTTCAGCAGCAGCTTCTAAGGCCTCGCTGTAATTAGCTTGACTTTTTTCTGCATTGCCTTGTACATCTGTTACACCTTTAAGAGCAATTTGCAGTTTGCCAATTTCTGCTGCGTAGTCAGCTGAAGCTCCTAAAGCTTCCCTAAATGCACCTACCTGCGCACCAATCGCCGCACCAGCAAATGCACCCTCTACTCCACCTAGTGCGGCACCACCAGCTGCACCCAACGCGCCTTCAGGTCCACCAAAAATGCCACCTGAAATAACAGCACCCGCAATTTGAGTTGCCTGTCGAGCACCACCTCGGCGACCTTGAGTTGTCTTGCCAGCCTTGCCCATTTGGGCATCAAGCTTGGCAATATCTTTTGTTAACTGATTAAAAGCTCGACCACCAATCTTTGCTTCATCGCGAAGAGCTTTTAGTGCTGTGCTTTGAGCATTTATATTTGCAACGCTTTTTACGCTTGCATTGCCCTGAGCCAGAATCTCTTTTCGCAGAGAAGCGATCCTTGGCTTTGCCCCAGAGGCTCCACGCTCAAGCTGCTGGAGACTATTTTTTAACTTCTCAATTACAGCCTGACTGCCCTTGTCCTGAAAATCTATCGCGATCTTGAGGGTCTCAATTGCCTTTGCCATCAGAGCGTTTCCTCAGTTCGGATAGGGCCGTTGCCTCCAGAGTTTGAAGGCGCTCCAGCACGTCGCGGCGATCTTTCACATTGTATAGGTCAAATAAGCCGCCGGAAGACAGCAGCACCTCGTATTTCAAGCCGACGTAACCAGACATTGATGTTGACCACTGCGTCTGCATGCGCAAAAACATCATCACCGCCTCCCAGTTCTCTTCCCACACCTCAAAGTCAGTGTTTTCTGGCTCTTTCTTCTCGACAGGGATCTCTAAGCCAAACGCTGCAGCGTCGTCTTGGGTCTCATCTTCCACTCGATTGCCACCAGTGAGCCAGTAAATGGCGGCTTCCTTCAGTTTCCCGCTTCTGCCTCCGCATATGTTTTGGTGTAGCTGGACAAAACACCCTTCATCCAGTCGACATCGTCTGCGAAAAGCTCAAGCTCTTTCGAGGAAAACGGTACTGGCTTGCCATCCTCGTCTTCAATACCTTCCCAACCAACCAAAACCTTCTTAAGCAGTGGAAGACCAGAATCCTCACCCATCTTCTCAAGCTCTGAAAGCTTGACCCTTTTAAATACCGCAATAAACTCAAACTTGTCGAACTCTCCAGGACGATCAACGCTGGGCTCTTGGACTTCAACTGGCCACTTAAAGGTTTTTACCTTCTTACGAACAAAAGCCATTAGGTAAGTGCATAAGCCGGCTCAGCATACACAAAAAAAGGGAGCCCGCAAAGGCTCCCTGCAGACCCCAAACACC